TAGATACTCCTTTATTTATCATTTGCACACATCTTGTAATTGCAAATGAATCTTTTGTCGGTTTTGTGTTTTCTAAAGTTTGTGCTAAAATAAATCTATCACGCAAACAGTCCTCTGCAGTTTGATAGATAATTTGGTTTGATCCAATTTTATAAACACTAGGCTCTAAAAACATTATAAACACTAATATATACATTAGTTTTCACTTTCGCTTTTAATTCTAAAAGCAGCAGAAACAAGAGCATCAATCATAGCATCTGGAAGTAAATCTCCAGTTGAAGAAATGTTTATAGACTTATCTTCAGTAATTTCTATTACGATAGCTCCATAAAGAAAAACTTCTTCACAAGCATCTAAAACATGACTATGAGCATCTATATATTGTTGTTCAGTATCATCTTCTTTTTTCTGTTGAAGCTTTTCATTTATATCAATTACATTATCCATAACCATTATTTAGGAAAGAAAGTAAATTTAAAGAATTTAAAATATATAATCCTACCCAAGTTGTAATTACAGCTATAATACAAAAAGTAATAAATTTTCCAATTAAAGAACCAATCTTATAAGAAAGAGACTCTAACATATTTTTACCGTCCGACATGTGCCATTCCTTTATTTCTGCGCTTATGTTTATTCATTGAAGATGTTTTCAAGTTCTTTTTCCCAATAGATGTTTTCTTAGGTTTACTGAAATTTACTCTTTTATAACCGATTATCTTTGCCATAAATCTTTTCCCATTCTTCAGGAGTAATTCCTGACATTATAAATTCACGTTCTTCAGCAGGTAAATGCGGAAAAACATCTTGTATTAACTCTCCGTCACGATGTCTTTTTAATTGTTCTTCAGTAACATCTAATTGCATAGTATTGTACTTGCCTGATAGTATAGATTTCCTTTGAACAGCTATCATTTATTTACTCCTTGATAATTCTAAACAAGCTAAACCTTCATTAGAGCTTTCTACTAAAATAAGTGCTTTTTCTTTTTCTTTTTCGCATACGTCTTTATTACCGTAAGTGCCTAAATGATAATAATTAACACCACCATCATTAGCTAATAATTGTAACCATACTAAAGCCCACATTAATCTTTTCCTATATTTCTTGGTTCATATACTGCACCATTATATTGACTACCTGTTTTTGTGTCAGCACCATAGTCAAAAAATGCTAACAATACTAGTATAGCCATTATCCAATAAAATGAAACTTTACTCCATTTAATAAAGCCTTTAAAGGTTTTCTTTGCTTCTATTTCTGCTAATTCTTTTGGACTATTCATTTACTATCCTTTACAGATTGTTCTTTAACGTCAGGTATTGTTTTTCCTTGTCTACTAGTTTTTCTATGTTGATAAAAAGTAATAGCGTTTAAACAAGTGTTAATGGTGACCATTAATAAAAGCCACCATTGCCACCAAACTAATCCTCCAATATCTAGCATTAGTTTTTACATACATAAATCTTCGTATTTAATAGTATAAACACGATGTCTGCTTAAATCTTTATCGTAAGTATTTTTCAACCATTTCAAGTAAATCGTCATATTTGGCAACTTCTTCCAATTCTTTTTCAATTTCTTCAATAATATCTCCATTATTACCAATTCCTACAGGGTTATTGAGTAGTACTTCAACATTAGCTACATGTTTATCTACATGACCTTTAGCATGTGAAACAAAAGCTTTTAATAATTTTTCTTTCATAATTATATTTCACAACCTCCTGCTGAACACGCTAAAGTTTGAGAACCTTCAGTGTTGTCTTCTTGTTCATAATTTGGAAGTAATGAATAATCTACTAAAGGCATTGATTTAACTGCTTTAATCCAGTCTTGTTCTGAACAAGCTGTATAAGGTGCTTGTTGATAAGTGTGTTCTGAATATGGTAGAAAACTAATTCCTGTTATCTGATCAAAGTGTTTATACACCCAATCACCAACTTCCATCCACTCATCTTCTTTTACGTATATTGTTACTGAGACTGAGTGTTCAGACCAATTCTCTTGAAATTTAAGCCAATTTTCTAACTGTTGAATAGCTGTTTGTTCGTTAGCTAATGTAGCACCTGATGGAGATTTTATTGGAAAATAAAATACTGTTGTTTTCAAAGGATTCATTAAATCAGCTTCGTTAGGTACTCCTTGATCTTTTAACATTTCAGTTAGAGGATCATTATTAGATTGCCTGACAGATCTGATATAATAAGGGGCGAATCGTCCATGTATGCCACTACTACTATCAACAAGTTGTGAAACTGTTCCACTTGGTTTAACTGTTGTAATTGCTGTTGAAGGTGAAATACCTAATTTTTCAGCATATTCTTTATTTACATCTACTGCAACTTGCTTTAATCTGCGTAACATTGCAGGATCTGGGTTTCTTAATATTCGACAATCTTGAATGCCAGTTAAAGAAACGCCTAATAATCTTTCATCTTCACAATTTCTTTGCCATACTTTTCGTACATACTTAAAATCTGTTAGGGTGGCTTGTAACGTACCTAATATAGTTGCCATTTTAATTTTGTTTGCAAGATCTTCTTCAGTATCGTTTTCTCTACAAATTACTTCTGATAAGTTACATAGTTGATTAGGTCTTAAGAGAATTTCAGCACAAGGGTTGCTACCTTCAATTAAAGCAGAGTCTCTACGACCTTGATTGTTTTGTCTTTGAGCGCCATAACGACTAAATATACCACGTTCACCTGAACCTGATTTCATTAGTGCAACCCATTCTTCCATAAATACATTCATAGAAGGTTTTTGATCATACACTGCAGAATTGTTTGCTAAAGACCGTTGTTCTTCCGTTTCCCACCAACGACCTGACTTACAATCTCTTATTTCAGGATCTCCTAAGTCTGACATAGAAATTAATGCTGATCGTCTAACACCGCCTACTACGACTATTTCTGCTATTTTACAAACAATATCATGCACTTCAATAGGACGTAGTTTTCGTCCTGCTGCATTTTTAAATGTTTTAGTTACAAAGTGAAAAAGATCCATAAGTGGTTGCGGACCAGAAGCCCTTCCACCCATAGTCTTAAGTCGTGCGCCCTCTGGACGTACTTTGCTATAATCCCATTCATGTTCATTTCCTAAGTATAAATCTGCAATTAATTTTCTTAAGGCTTTAGCCCATCCTTCAGCAGAGTCTTCTACTTGAATAATTCTTTCTGTTTGAGCAAAAGAATCATTTATAATAGGAAGTTTGTTGACGTATTTAGCTTCGGCACTAAATCCAACGCCAGTACCTGCCATTAATATAAAAAGTATTTCATCAAATACTCTTGGATGATTAACAGCCGCAAAGCTACAATTGTAGCCTCTAAAATGATTTTGTGCTAATGCTTTACCTGCAGACCACATTGACCGCATTGAAGGCATTACTTCGTGATTGTATATTGAATTATGTATATTATTAAAATCATTTTCAGTTAGAGTGTTGTTTCCAACTTGTTCTTTCCAAAAATCAACAACTCGATCTACTGTTTCATCCCACGTTTCACGACGACCCCAGTCATCTAGATAACGTGAATAACGAGACAGATGGATAAAGCTTTGGTATGGATCCATTTTATTTCCCCTTTATAATAAATGGTAAATCAATTATTCTTCGTTTTGTTTTTTTAGCTCTGATTCAAGCTCTTCAATCATTGTTTCTTTTTTAAATCGCTTATCTAAATCAATGCCCCAAGTATTAATAGCATATTCGTCTATTTCATCTTTATTCATTTCTGTTAAATCAACATCAGAACTCATAGTAACAGTATCATCTTCAATAGTTACATTAATTTCTTCGCCTTGAGGATGATCTTGACACCACATACTGTGTAGTTCTGTTATTTGTTCAGATGTAAATAATTTTTTAGTATTAGGATTAGTTATATACTTATGAAAAGCTTCATCTGTATAACCTTTCTTTTTTAATCTGTCGAATTCTGCCTTCAATGTAGCATCCTTTCTTCTTTATTAACAATATTAAAAAATGTATCAGCATAATAATAAATAGAATCAAAAGTATCATTATCTTCTTTTTCTAAATCATTTGCTATTCCGTTTAAATATTGCTGTATATTGGGATTAAGTTGAGAAATGTCAGCCCCCGAATCCAGAAGCTGACATATAATAGATATTTGAACTAAATGTTGTTCATCCATACTATATTGTAATTTCTTCTTGTCTTTCAAATTCATCAGACCCCTTTTTTAATCTACCTGTTTCAAAGTTATAATAAAGAGTTCCTGATGGTCCAGTTAAACCTGTATATCGACATTTAAGTACTTTTGTTTTAATAGTATTACGTTCCTCCTCAATATCGGAACCAACATTTCTAGCAAAAGCAATAATATCCATGCTAATTTGTTTAATTGAGCCTGACCCTCTTATGTCATCCATAGATGGTAATTTACCTTCTTCAAAACTTTTTCCTTTATTATCTGTTTTACGCAGATGACTAATAAGACCAATCCAAACTTCATGTTTTTTAACTAGTCTCAAAAGATCATTCATGATTTTGTCTATTGCTTCGTTTCCTGTAAGACCTTCAGTACCTTCGGAAGCCAATATGGTGATATGATCCACAAATAGATACTTACACCCACTAAGGCACATGTACTCAAGAAAATCCATAATAGACCCATCTGAAATACTACCTTGATGATCAAGAACCATAACACGATCATCACCGAAAATATTATCAAATCCCACCTTAAGTTCATCTAATGGTATCTCCTCATGAGCTGGATTTTTACTAATTGCCATACCTGCCATTTTTCTAGCAGTTTCAGCAGGTGATTCTTCAAGTGAAATAATACCTATTTTATCTTCTGTATTGCTTAATAAGTGTACTGCTATTTCTCTTAATAGAGTAGATTTGCCACTGCCTGTACCAGAAGTCCATAATGTAATTTCACCAAATCGCATACCTTTTAGTTTATCGTTTAACCCCTCCATAAAAGAAGGGTAAGGAACAGATTCAATTTCATTGTAACGTTCAAGTTGTTCCCACAGTTCTTGTTTACTAAGTATACCTGCAGGTGTATATTCTGTTGCATTGTAAATGCATTTTAAAACTTCATCAGGTGATTTAATCCACAAGTCGCTAGCATCTTTTTCTTCGGATGTGACTATTTTTATTTTGTCATAACCAATTATACGTGCTGCCTCTTTTGTAGCAATTTCACCTGCTTCGTCTTTATCAAACCATAATACTATCTCATCAAAGTTTCTTAAGTACTCTCTACATTCAATTAAATCTTTTATTGAACTAGCACTTCTTAAGC